ATTAGCATCATATATATAAAATTCAATTTTATTTTTTTCAGGAATAAATGATCCAACTAATTCTTGACTAGGAATTATATTTTGATCCGTTAATTCAAACCCATTACTAAATAATGTTTCTGGGTTAATTTGAATTATAGATGCTGAAATTGGAATTGTCATTTATATTATTTTAATTTAAATAGTTACTGCTACTGAGTTAAAAATTGGTTGGTCTTGAGATAATGTTGGGTTAGGAAGAAATTTAGGATCTATTTGTTTTACTATATCAATTTGTTCTTGTCTTAACAATAAATTTTCTTGTCTTAATTGTGCTATTTCATCTAATAATGCTTGAACGTCTTCACTATTAGCTTGAAATCCAACATAATCACTACTTTCTTTTATAAGATATGTGTGTGAATTTACTTCTCCTTCTTTCGGTATTTGAAAGAAAAATTTCTCATATAATGTAAAAAAGTCTTCTACAGTAGCCAAATTTAAATCGAAAAAAGTAGGATCTGGTTGGCTTACCAATTGGGTAAAACTAGTGTCTACTGTTTCATTAAATTTTGTTTTATCAAAAACTTGTCTATTTAAATTTACATTCATCCATTGATCACTTTAAACATTATACCTTCATCAAATACTATTGTATTTCCATCTATCACTGTTTGAATTAAAACCGTATAATATCTTTCTGGTTCTAATCCATTCATATATAAAGTAAAATAACTACTAGTATTATCAGCGCTTATACGGGTATAAATAGGGTCAAAATCAACTATTATTTCATTTGTTTCAGAGTCTTTTATAGAATATAAAGAAACATTAGCTGGGAATTTATAATTTGTAGTATAATATGATGATGTTGAAAATACTCTAGGTGGGTATTTAGGTACAGCTGCTAGTCTAAATTTTGCTACACTTTCAGGATAATATGTACCTGCATTATTATATAGAGAAACAAATGCCTCATCTGTTGAGAGAGTAGTTAATGATGAAGTATATGAATAATCATTCCATCTAAATTCTAGACAAGGTGGATATATTGTATTAGTATCAATTGAGAAATATTTAAATGTAGCTTGTCTAGCTTCATCAAATATAAATTCATCTGCATTTGCTTGTTTAACTATAAATCCATTATTAGGTAAACTTCCACTATACCATGTTAAAATAGTATTAGTAACATCTACTTTAATATCAACGGGATCTGAATAGGCAAATGATTGTGTTTGGACTATATTTAATCCCAATGTTGATCCTGTATACCAAGTACCTCCACCATATTTTGACCCTGAATATGAAGCTGTAGCGTATGTTCCAAAACTTGAAGTTGTCCAAGCATTTGTGCCACTATAACTTCTCCAAGTCCAACTTACACCATTTGTAACATTTGGACTATCTTTAAAATGTCCTGTTCCCATTTCCCAACTTCCTGAGACTGGGTAAAAATATAATTCTGATTCAACATTTAACCCTTCTACTAAAGCAGCATAGTTTCTTAAATATGTTCTAAAACTTGAGCCTGATACTTTAGTGTTTATTATATCACTAATTTCACTATCTGAAAATTGAATAAGATATCTACTAACTTGAGCTGCGTCTTGACTAATGTAAGTTGATGCTTCTATTATAGAATCTAATCCAGTGTTCATGTCTGGAAATTCTGTATAGATTGAAGCGTCCTTAGTAGGAAAAATTTTATATACTGCCATGGTTTAATTTTATTATAATGGTACTACACGACCTTTAATATCTTGATTAGGGTATTTTACTTCAAAAATCATTGGATCTATTGAAGGATAAACTACATCATTTAATGTAGCTCCAGGAACATCATATGCATAATCACTATATCCTAAACTTGAACCTGTTAAATTACCTATAGAAACATTCTTAACAGTTTGAACTCCTTCTACTTTATCTAAAAGGATATATAAATCTTTTAATATAATAGGTTCGTTAATTTGCCATTTATCTATATTGAAATAATCAGCTAATGAATCTATACATTTGGTTAATACTTCATTATTATTATAATTTGGTAATACTATAATATCGAATGTTACTCCAATATTAATAATAAACGCATCTTTAATTCTTATAGAATCATTTATCATCCTATATTCTGAAAGATATGTTTGTAAGTTTTTCTTTAGGGCAGATGATGCTGTTCTTAAATTTTTATTTATATCATAAGATAAAACATATAAATCAAGAACTGTAGGTAATTCTCCTGGTTGGTACTCTGCTATTTTACTAGGTTGAGCATGTGCCTTAGATATTACCCCTAAATTAGAAGGCATAGATAATGCTCTAATTAAATAATCTTGTTGAGTAACAGTTCTTAATTGGTTTTGAAAATTACCTAAAGCATTTTGTCTTATTTCTTCAATAGTATCTCCATCTTGTCCACCATCAGCGGCTAACGGGTTATTTGAAGCTAATGAATTAAAAATAGTATTTGCTAGTGATGAAGATAAACTTGGTGTTAAAAATACGACATTATTTGTATCTATATTAGTTAACGTACCAGAATTAACATTTGATTGTACTCCTCCTCCAGTTAAATATCTTACAGTTAAAGTAATGTTAGATGGTGCTATTCCATAAGTACCTGTAAATACAAAGTTTGTAGGAGAAAATGCTGTTGTCATTTTAGTTTTCTCAAACGGTAAACCTAAACCTACATTATCTGGGTTAGGGATAATTTCTTCATCTGTTAGACTAGGATCTCCAGCTCCAAATTGTAACTGTAATGTACCTTCATTTAAAAAACGAGTAGCAAATCTTCTTTGAACTTGTTTTAATTGTAATAGGTAAGGTACTTCAGTATCTGAAGAATAATTTGGGTCATTAAAGTTTGTATTTCTAATAGTATCAAATACATTTTCTTGAGCTAAATTAGGTACTTCATACCATATATTTCCATTACTATCCACCACATCTAAAATTCCTATTATATTTGTGGCATTTAAATCACGAGTATCAAATTTTACAGGTGATGTAAAAGTAAAAGTGGTGGAATTAATTGTAGCTGAAATTGATTTTCTTGTTTTCTTTAAAAGATAATAAGTTGGTTGATTTCCAGATATTTGATAAACTGAAACCTCTGTTGGGTCTATTGAACTTGAAGCTGAGAAATCAACTACATCTTGAATTAAAAATTTTACCCCACTATTATTATTAGCTGAAATTTGAGTATTTTCTGGGATTTTTAGACAATAATCAAAATCAGGAATTGTAGTACTTCCACTAATTTTAGCTGGTAATTGTTGATAAAAATCAATATTAACTGATGCAGCTGTAGTTACTTTAGGGACATATCCTAAAAGATATGATAAGTTATATAAATTTTCAGTTTGACGAGCATACTGGATAAATGTTTCTTGTATTTGATTGTCTAAATAAAAAGATAAAACATCTCCTACATATGCTGACATTTCCATGAATAACATCCCTGTAGATGTTTCTGTAAAATCATTGTATGTATTTGGGAAATAAGTTTTAGAGTATTCTATCAATGCATTTCTAAAATCATTGAAATCTCTATTTATATATCTAATATCTCTTTTTAAATTGGCCATCTTATTGTAATAGTATATTTACTGAATCTGTTATTTCGAAGTTTATAATCTGATATATTAATGTAAAATTAATAGTATTTTGATCAGGTTGGGTATTAAATTGGATTTGGTTTACTACTATTTGTGGGAAATATGTTGCGATACTATTTTGAATTCTATTTTGAATTTCATCTAATGTAGAATCATCTATTCCTTCAAATAATAGTGCTCTCAAATTGGCACCAAAATTAGGGTTAAATACTCTTTCCCCTCTATTAGTTAATATATAATTAACAAGGTTTGCTTTTATTTGATCTCTTGTCTGATATGTAGGTATAAAAACAGCATCCCCATCAAGTGGAAAACCAAACCCAACCGCTTTTCTAGCATCTAGGTCAATAGGATACTTATTTTGTATTATTTGTGCCATTATTTATTAGACATTAAACTCATTATTTGGTCCATACTTACATCTCCTCCAGCTAATTGTCCATTGATAGAATCACCTCCTGGGTTAGGTCTAAAAGTTTGGGCATTATTTGAATTAAAAGACATTGCGGTTTCACCTAACATACCTTCATACATTGCTCTTCTTTGTTCAGGAGACATAGATGATGGGGTATTTGTTACTTGAGACATTCCTGTTCCAACTGTTGGGTTAGAATGTATTACATTTTCTGTTACATAAGCGGGGGCTGTGTAAACTGGTTGTTTTGGTGATTTAACTGCTTCTAATAAAATATCTTTCAATTCATCTTGAATTGCTTCTCTTACAGCTTCTTTAATAAGTTTTTTAAATTCGGTTGGTTTCATTTGTTATAAATATATTTTAATTTAATTTTTTATTGAAAGTTAGTTCTAGTTATATTTCCTGATAGGTTAAATTCAAAACGGGTAAAATAATTTTTAAATCCATTAAATTTTAATTCTTTTATTTCATTATTAGTTAATTTACTTATTCGAGATACATTTTGCCTTAAAAAACCATCTATTCTTTGGGTAATAACATACGTTTCATTACTTTGAAAAAGAGTCCATTTTAATGTTTCAAGATTCCAAATATATACATCACTTGTTGCATAATCTTCTATAATTTCCTTGGTTTCTCTAGGGCTTATAGATTCTAAATATGAATATAATCTATAACCATTAACTACTCTTCTCTCATTATTTTTTACTCCTGGGGTTTTAAATGGTAAAAGGTTAGATGGTGGTATTTCTATCCATTTTGCTAAGTTATTATTAAAATAATACCATTGTATTTCCTGGTTATTAATGCGATTTTCTTTAATTTGTTTATCATATTCTCCTTCATATCCAAAAGGTTCTAAGTTTTTTATTCTTTTTAATTCTGCTTTTGTTGCTATTTCTTCTGCTTCTAATGATAATTTATATACTTCTGTCGATAATTTATCTACTACCTCTACTGATTTATTTGCTTTATCAGCTGATTTATTTGCATCTTCGGCTGCTAATATTGATTCTGGTGATGGGTTTATATCTGATAGTATTTTTGCTTCGTTTGCTGCTGTTTCGGATTTTCTTGCTGCTTCTGCTACTATTGGTGCATAATCTACTGTTTTATTTGCTTCACTTGTTGCTTTATCTGCTGCTATTTTTGTTTCTTTTGCTGATTCTTTTGCATTTATAATGGTTGATGCTGTTTTTGTACGTTCTAATGCTTTTGCTGTTTCTTCTGTTGATTTTCTTGCTTCATCTGCATAAAATGCTGCGGTATTTGCTTCATTTAATGCTTCATTTGCTTTTCCTCTTGTTAATTCTGCTTGTTTTGTTTGTGCCTCTAGTTGTATTCTAGTTGTTTCTCTAATTGAATTATCAGCTTCTCTTGTAGCATCTTCTAATTCTCTATCAACATTACCAGTTCCAGTTAATGTGTTAATTTGATATTTAATTTCGTCAAATAAAACTTCAGTAGAGGAACTATATGAATATTTTCCTCCATAATTATAAACTATTTGCCCAGTTTTATCATTTACTCCTTTAATTCTTCTTGAAGGAAAAGAAAATCTATTTGAATTATTATATTCTAAAGTTAATTTAAAATCTTTATATATTAATGGATTATTTGAATTTGGTTGTAATTGTGCTTCTAAAATAGAATTAATACTTATATTTATGTTAGAATTTGAATTATTTCCAGTCTGTGTTAAAGCAAACCCTACTTGATTAAAATATGCTTCTTTTGCTTCTGGAGTTAGGTTAGATGTTTGTTCATTTAAACATTTTAAAATTAAAGCATCTAATGAATTTAAGAGATTTATAGTTTTTTGAATAGCTGCTTGTATAGATGAAATAGCAGATGGTATTTGATTTACTATTCCTTTATTTGTTTTAACAAAATCTCTTAATGTAATCAATGAATCAGATAATGCAGGGAATATTCTTCCAGGTATTAAACTGGGTCCAATTCCAGCTGGTGCTAATGGGGTAATAGCGGAGGGGATTGGGATGGCTTTAATTGCTGTTATAGCGGCATCTATTCCTGTAAGTATTCCGTTTATAGTTCCTGCTGTTGAATTTATTGTACTTAATGCTCCTAAAGCTTGAGTTAATGCTTGGTTTATTTGGTTTTTTGATTGTATTATTTTAGTAAGTTCTTGAGGAGCAGGACATTCATTATCAAATTGAGTTTTAATCGAATTGATAGCAATATCAAATCTTGATGTTGATTTAACAGTTCGGGTTATTACTCCTAAGATTATTTTATCAAAAGCCATTATTTGGTTTTACTTACTTTAGATTTATAATTATTTATTCTATTTAACATATTTTGAGCATTAATCACCATAGCTTGAGCAGGGCCTGCTATTATTAGATTAGGAGCAGACGGACCAGGTGTACCTATAGGAGATTGTAATGCTGTAGATAATGTAATTAATTGGTTTAATAATTGTCTTAAATCATTTAAAAATGTATTTCCTAATATAACTGGTTCAGTTGCGTTTTTATCTCCTAAAAATATATTTTTTGAATTTGCTACAAATGTAGGAGAATCTATATTAATACTTTCTATAGAGTTTAAATTTATTGTTTTTTTAGAACTAAATAAAATTGAATCTGTTTTAGTATTGAATAATAATCTACCTGAATTTAATATAATTTGTTCCCCAGCGAATTTATCTGGTGATGTAGGAGCTGATTTGTATGAATTATAATTTTTACTTGATACTTGAATCGGGATATTTTGGGTAGAAGTAGCATATATAGGAGAAATATCTTTATTTATATCTTCTACTTGAGGTATCCAAGGATCTTTTCCATCACTATATTGTCCATTTCTTAAAATTAAAATTGGATCCCCATTATTTCCTGTTCTAGACCAAGGATTTGAAATCGCACTATTATTTACAGTAGAACCAAATCTAAAACTTTGTCCCCATCTTCCTTCATATATTACATCCCCTTCAAAAGGTTGTATACTTTTTATATTTAATTTTTCTTTAAAAGTTTTGCCTAAGTCAATTTCAGTACCTCCATCTGTAACCCTTCTAACGGTTCCACCTGATGTTTGTTGGTAATCTTGTTGTTGGGAAGGTGGTAGACTTGAGTTAAGTATTGGGTCTGGTATAGCATTATGATGATTACTATTCCATACATTTATAGGTTGAAAATAATAGTATGAAATATCATTTACATTTGATTGTATATTGTTATTAGGTAAAGAAATAACATATACTACTTCATTTTCTAATGGAAATGTTTTATTATTAGGAAATAAAGGAAGTGCAAAGTTATTTTTAGAAAAATTTGGATCAGGTGACGGAGTATTTATAGAATCAAAATATACAGCTCCTATAGAACTCCATTCTCCACTTTTCTTAAAAATATCAGGTCTAGTTTTATCATCTAATATGCAGAATTTTACCCTAACAGCAAATATTTTTGGAAGATTTCCTGTTATATTTAAAGTAGGATTTATAGAAGTTAAACCTGCTAAAGGAGTCTGCATTATTTTTTCTTTTTATCTTGTAGGTCTTCCATTGCTGAAAGTAGCTGTTGTTTTTCTTCTTCAGATATACCTAAGCCACCTTCTTCATTAACATTATTTAAAGCACGTTGAACAATAGTGGCCATTTTAATTAATTGTTCATCGTTCTTAACACTAATATCAAGATATTCTTTAATAAGAGGTACTATAAGGGTAGCATCCCCAATTTCTTGAACTAATGGTTTAAGTTCAGAAATTAAAGCCGAAACTTGTGTTTCTTTTCTCTTTTGATTATTGTATATTTCTTCTAAAATATCGGAAAACTTTTTTTTACCGAATACTATTGAATCTAATTGTCCCATAGTTTATTTATAAATATGTGAAATTAATATTTCTAAGATGGGAAATACCCGTACTCAAGATAAAATAAATATTTTTTCTTAAATATGTCGTATAGAATATTTGCTATTTTAGTGATTTTAGGAGTTTTAACATCTACCATTTCACGTATATAGATGTAAAGAGCTTTTTTATTGAATATATCTATATTTTCTCTTTTTCTAAATAATTCAAGAATAGCATCTGCTATTTGAGCATCATATTCTTTAGGGAAATATTTATAAATATTTTTAGTACAATAATCAGTGTATAAATCTATAAATAAGGATAATTTATCATCATACTCATATTTTTGATCATTGAGTGGATTCTCGCTAAATACTTCGGTTACTTCAACTAACACACTGATTTCTTTATCTAATCTATTTGAATGTACAAATGATGGGTCTGAAGTATCTAAATTAGAATAATTACTTAAACTGTCAACTGAAAGGTTATTGATTTGTTTTTTATAATTTTTCTGGGTATAGATTATAAGGTAACGTTTTACTATGGTTCCAAAATAGGAATATGCTTTGGCTCCTCTTTCAGGGCTAAATAAATGTATTTTATCTAGGAGGAATGTCATGATTTCATGTTGTAAATCCTGTAGATCCTCTACATCAGTATGATAAAATTTAAAGGTGTGGATTATGTTCTCTGTTAACTTATAAAAAGCCCAGTGAATTCTTTCTTGATATATGTTACTTCTAAAAACTGGATCTACTGATAGATTATAGGATATAATAGCATCCTCTGTTTCTTTAGTAAAGTATACTTTTTTTTGCTTTTCTAATTTGTGTTTTCTAATTATGGAATCCATGTTAGTATCTTCTAAGTTTAAATTCGTTAAGGATTTCTTGTAATTTTTTAATTTGATCAAAGAAAAACCCTACTTCATCATCACTTTGAAATGTACCTCTATGGTCTATTTTTTTAAGTCTAGCATCTGATACTTCAATCACTTTAGACATTTTGTCAAGATAATCTAAGTATCCTACTAGTATATCTTCTGCTTTCTCATTTTTACGTAATAAGTTAAAGGTCGTAAATCCTAAGATCACGACCATAACTGAAAGTATAGAAATAATAATTGTGTACATCATAAATTATCTAACATGTTTTTCAATCCTTCACTCTTAATTGAACCTAATGCTTTGGTTTTCATTGTAGAGGTGGTTTTCGGGTTTTTTGGGTCCAATGTAAAATTTCCTTTTTTAGGAGCCAAATCTTTTCCAAATTTGGGTAACCATTCCTTTTCAAATTCAATTCTAGCAGCCATTAAATCCGCCTGATGTACTATAAATGGAAGGGCAGTTCTAGGTTTTTGTTCGGGCATATAAGTCATAAGATATTTCTTATTTCCTTCATCATATAAACCATCATGGGTTTGGATAGCAACCATTTCATTAAATGTGTACTGGATACCATGTGATTGAAGTAAAAATAAACCTCTATCTGGAACTGAAGCGAATGGAAGTTTATTGTTAAACATATAATCTTCACCTAATTTTTCTTGTCTCCATTTATCTGTTTGAGGGATATAAGATTCATGTTCTTCATCTCCCATTTTACCTAAATCATGATTTAATGCTGAAAATATTAGTTCTTCAATTGTATATGTTGAAGTATCTACTCCCATTTCTACCCATACATCATTTATTTTAAGAGAGCAATCTATAACTCTAATAACATGATCTACATATCCTCCTGGAAATGCGTTGTGATATTCTTTTTTATGGGCAGCAGGCATTAACATAATACGTTCTGCATACTTACCATAAAAATCTTTCAATTGTGTTCGTCTAGGCTCTGCTATATAAGCATCTATTTTAGACATCAATACACTCCAGTTTCCCTGGATTTGTTCAGCGGATAATTTGTTCATAACTTTTATTTAAATTTAATTTTTTATCTAATTGGGTTCAATTCTCCAGGAGACATTGGTTCACGTTCAATATATCCTTTCAATTCATCTACCATGTTTTCAATTTTAGATATTTCATGCTTAAAATCTCTAGCACTTTCTCCTCTAGAGACCATAAGTGTTAATCCTTTAAGTCGACCTTCGATTTGTTCTAATCGACGGGTAAATAATTCTCGATTTCTCATTTTTATAATTTTAAATTGTTTAATTTATATTTCATTTCCCCCCCTGTTCCTTATTCTTCTTCATTCTTATCTCATGCCCTTTTCTTTATCCTTTCTCAACACCTCCAAAATAATAACAAATGCCAAATATTCCAAATTATTTTAAAAATTCTTTTATTTTCTTTAAAATTTCTGTTAAATGATGACAGTTTTCATACTGTTCTTCTTTTATAAAATATTGAATTCCATATTCTAAAGTAAAAATTAAATCATCATCTGATAATTTATTTAGTGCTTTTATATGTTCGGGATTATCTAAAGTTACATTTTCTATGTATCCATATGCCTTATTAAAAAGTATATAATCACCGGCTTCTACTACATCTTGTGGGTCTAGTTGAGGATTTAATATTCTCAAAGATTCTACAATTTTATGACTTGATTTAGCATAGTTAATAACTAATTTTTTATACATCCCTATTAAATAAACAGGGTTTTGAGTTAAATCTATAAAAACTTTATCACTATCCTTCCCTATCTCCCCTTCAGGCGAAAACAATGAAAATATGTTATCTAAGTTTATAGGTTTATTTACCACCATTTTAATGTATATGGATATAAATATAGACAAAAAAAGGGAAGAACTAGTCTTCCCCTAAAAACAACGATGTTTTGTTTTTTCTACTTAGCAATAGTATCTACTGTAGATAAAGAATCTAAGGCAGTGATTGTTGAATCTATTGACATAGAATCAATTGTAGAAAGTGTTTCTACTTCTGTTGGTGTAGTTTCACAAGAAACTGTAAGCATTGTAACAATTACTATTGCTGCTAAAATTAATTTTTTCATTTGGTTTGATTTTTATAAATATTATTGATTTAAATTTTGTATAAGTTTTTCTAATTCACCACATGTTCCTATTAATCTAGTATATTCTGTTTCTACATCAATCTTATTTGGGTTTGATGGGTGGTATTTAAATACATCTTCTGCTTGTGCTCTATAATCAAGTAATGCATTGATTAATTCTGCTTTTTTAATTTCTTTTTCGTTCATGACTTATTATTTTTTAATTTTAATATACGATTGTTTTTTTATAATTCCAAATTATTTTGCTCACATTTTTCATTTATTGATCCATAAGCTAAATTTTTATTTTTTTTAGGATCAATTTTTTCTATTATAACAGTCATAACCCCTTTCTCTAAATCTCCAATTTTTGAAAATGCCATTCTAGATAAATCAACTACTCTTTTTCCAATATATGGGCCTCTATCAATTACCTCTACAATCACAAATCTTCCATCCAATGGATTTATAATTTTTAAAAATGTTCCAAATGGTAAAGTTTTATGAGCACAAGTTAATTTTGTATTATCAAATCGTTTCCCAGATGCTGTTTTTCTTCCATGAAATTTATTAGCATAATAACTAACTTTTCCTTTTTGGGTAGTTTCTTGAGAATATATCGTATAAGTAGATACCAATAAGAGTAATAATAATAATTTTTTCATAATTCATTTCTTTAAATTTTCCTAAATATACAATAAAAATATTACCTAGCCAAATGCATTCACACTCCCCACACCATACTTAAATCCGTATATACGCTATTCCCACATTCTAGTACTAAGATGGTCACAAAATTGCCCAATTGCTTGACATTGAACATCATACCACATATTAGCATTCATTTTTTTATCATATATCA